GAATACGATTGCCATTGCGATAGCAAAACCTTTAGTGGCTGAACTGCCCGACATGTATGTTTTAACTGTTTCAACTGAGGTCATTCTCATTGTACCAGCATCATTAATTAGTATACCATCTCCATCAGCAAGTGCTGTAGTTCCCCTTGCTGTGCCACCATCTATTAGGTTTATTTCCGCAGCAGTAGTAGTTACTCCATCAAGTATGTTTAGTTCTGCAGCAGTACTTGTCACACCATCAAGAATATTAAGTTCTGCGGCAGTGCTTGTTACACCATCAAGTATATTAAGTTCTGCTGTAGTAGCTGTAACACCGTCTATTAAGTTAAGCTCTGTTGCTGTAGCAGTTACACCATCTAATATATTAAGCTCTGCAGGTGTAGATGTAATTGCGGTATTACTTGCTGCAGCTAGTACAGGAATTGTACCACTTTGGTTAGGTAGATTAATAGTCCTATCAGCAGTAGGATCAACAATAGTAAGTGTAGTTTCATGTGCATCTGCTGTAGCACCCTCAAATACAATAGCATTAGCTGCTTCCATCGTAACTGTATCAACTGTAGTAGTTGTTCCTGCTACAGATAGATTGCCTGTTATTGTAAAGTTACGTATGCCTGTATAATCTTTATTAGAATCAAGTATAACCGCTTTAGATGCTACTGCTGTACCTACTGCAGTTGAACCTATGTCAAGTGCGTTTAGTTCTCCTACTACTGCAGTAATACCATCTAGTGCATTTAACTCTGCAGTAGTTGAAGTTACCCCATCAAGAATGTTAAGTTCTGTAGCGGTAGAAGTAACTGCTACATCTTCATTAATTTTAGGGGACGTTAGAGTTTTATTAGTAAGTGTATCTGTAGAAACAAGAGATACTAGAGTTGAGTTAGCACCTGCTGGTAGCATTAAATTATTTGTAACACTTGCAGAGTGAGGCTGTCCAAATACTTTTTGTCCGTGACTATTACTTTCACAGTTAAATACTATTGCACCTGAGTTAGTATTACCTCTTACAACAACTGTACCTGTTCCATTAGGAGCTAGGTCAAGAGTAGCATTAGAGGTAGTAACAATGTCAGCACCATTCATATCTAGGTTTCCACCTAGTTGTGGTGATGTGTCTTCTACTACGTTAGCTATGTCTGAACTTGAACCAGAACCAGCAAGAATAGTACTTCTAGTAATCCTCTTAAGTCCACCACCAGATGTATCAATAGCTAAAAAGACATCATCATTAGCAGCAGTTGATATTTCAGTTAAATCACCAACAACAGTAGGATTAAAGTTTGTACCATCTGCAATAAGTAAAGCACCTGCAGTATTAGTAGCCATTGTAAGGTCATCACCACTAATGGTAAGATCACCTGTAACTACTACATCTCCACTAAAGGTAGCCTTACCCGCAAGTGCCATATCAATGTCTAATGCAGTAATAGCACTAGAGCCATCTGTACCTTTAATAGTAAAGTTTTTATCTGCTGTGCTTACCGTAAGTACGGCATCGCTAGATACATTTGAAATATCAAGTATAGATGTGCCATCGTCTTTAAAAGTTACATTAGCACCACCAGCATCAAGAACAATATCACCAGATGAATCTATCGTAATATCTGTACCATCATTAATAATTGTATCAAGAGCAATACTACCTACGTTAGTAATATTAGCATCACCAAACGAAGTAGCAGCGAGTGTAGTAGCACCAGACACAGCTAGGTCTGTACCTACATACAACTTCTTAGCTATACTTGCGCCACCCTCAGTACGTAATGCACCTGTGTCTCCTGTTGCGTCACTAGCATCTGTAGCGTCTGTTACGTCAAGTATGCCACTTAAAGTAAGTGCCTGAGAAGCATTGAAGGTAGCTGCAGTAGAACCACCAGTAGCAATAGTAATTACATCTGAGCCACTAAAAGTAATACTTGTATTTGCATCTGCATCACCAGAAATACTGTCTAAAGAAATACTACCTGCATTAGTAAAGTTAGAGTCACTTAAGTCAAACGTACCTGTAACATCTAAGTTACCACCTACAGATAAGTTACCTGATATATCAACAAGACCATTAATATCTATAGTAGTGGCAGCAATTTGTATTTCTGTGTCTGCAACAATATCAAGCTGACCGTCAGCACTAGAATTAATATAAATAGCAGTGTCACGAAACTGTAACTTCTCTGTAGTAGCAATAAGAATGTCATCAGAGAACTCAAAGTAGTCTTCGTCTTCCATCCACTTTAATACACCGTCATTACTTTCACCATCAAAGGTTACTGTAATGTCTGTACCTGAAGTACCAGCACCAATGGTAATACTGTGACCAACTAGCGCACTAATAGGTCCACCTTCTCCTGTTGTACCATCATGTGTGTGACCTGTACTTGCGGCAAAGGCAGCTAAAAGTTGATCAAATTCATCATTAGTGTGATCAGCAGTAATTGTATCACCATCTGTATATACGGATTGTCTGGTGTATGTAGCACCCATTAGCGTCTAGCTCCTAAATGATATTCTAATTGAAACCCTTTTAAGGAGTATGGGTTGCTTACTCCATCATCTTCCACTCTTAATATAACTGTATAGCCGGAGCCTTCAACAGATTTTCTATCAAGGGGATCAGCACCGCCACCATAACTAAATTGTGTGGTACTGGAAGTTGTACTATAAACTGCCGATCCATATGCGGCAGCTAAGTTAGTTGTGTCAAAAGGATATACTGCTGGCCTAGAAGAATTTTTATCTTCGTTATCATAACGCACAAATAAATCAGTGTCAACAACACCTTCAGGTCTATAGTTAATAATAACCTTTTGCATATGTTTGCGGATACCAATATCACCAAAGGCTAAATCAGGACTTCTGTATTTACCTAATATAGTCGATCCGTCAAAAGTATTTCCAGATTCTTGTCTCTGTACAAATCCACTAACATCTCCATGTAATACAATTACATCTCCTGCTTCTACAAAAGTATCGGTACAAGTAGTTTTAAGACCCTTTAACTCTGAGAACTCAAAGCCTTCATCTTTTAAAACACAAGTAACCCCTTTAGATATATTTGCAGATTGCCCATCTTTATTGAAAAATATTCGATACTGGGTTTTATCTGGTATGACAACACTGTCAAAAGAAGAAGCATTTTTAATTTGATTATCAAATATTGATTGAATGTTTTTACTAATTGTACCTAGCTCTGTATCACCAATACGTGCAGTCGCAGCAATAGTACGTAGGCCATCGGGACCAAGGAAGATTAAATCTCCTGCAAATTCCTGTACGGTAAAGCTATTAATGCAACCAATGTTTCTAGTTACAGGCTCTACCACAAAGTCACTAAGGGAAGAACCTGTAAGTTTAAATATTCTAGTTTCGCAAAATATAAATAAACTATTACGGAAAACTTTTAATGCAACAACAGTGTCATCAACTTTTACACTACCTGCACCTCCACCACTACTAAAACCATCTTCATTAAAAGGTTCACTAAAAATTACTTCTTGAGGTGTTGTTGATTTACCTGCGTAGAACATGTGGTTTCTATACGCAGCTACAACTGTTGCTCCTGCTACACTACTAGTACTAACATCTGTAGCTGCTAAGGAAGAATTAAAAACAACTGGAGCATTAACTTGATCAACTAATATAATCTTTTCGTTGCCATCAAAGTTAAATCTTTCAAAGTGATACTTTTTAGCATTAGTCCTACCAGTATCTCTAGCAGTCCATTCTTCTGATATTACAGATAGTTTATTATGTGAGGCAGCAGTTGTACTTGAGGTAGCTCTAGTTACACCAGTAAAGGAGTTTGCACTAATTCCTGTATACGTAAATATTTCTGAGTTAATTTGAATAGTACCACTAGCAGAAAATCCTGTAGTAGAAACTACAGTTAAAGCACCTGAACCTGACATAGTTGTACCAGAAGCAACACTAATAGATAACTCTGTAGAGGCAGAAGAAAATATTTTCTCTCCCCTAGCTGCTAGTATTTTATTATCAAATAATGCAACCATTAAAGGTTCTTCAGAAGTACTGGCTGTAACTGGTACAACTTGATTAACAAATTTAGAGTAACCACTTATTCTTCTGTACCCACCTTGGATGTCAGGCTCAAAGTTTTCTAGCTCTATTGCTTGTCCCGACTCCATAATAAAACTAGAACGGTTAAGAACTAAACCACCTTGACAGTTAAATGCTGCTGGTTGTGTTTGAGAACTATCTGGCATTAAGAAGTAACCACAGACATAGAGTTACTATGAGAAAAAGATTTTACTATGTGTGTAGACCTAACGTATTCATACTTATTAATAAGTAAGCTTTGCATATTTTTAATACCCTGTTCAAATCTTTGAAAGTTTATTTGATACTGTGCTGTTTCTCCACGAAACTGATATACAAAAGCAGCAGCACCATCTACAATTACAGGAGCAAACCTGTCTGGAATACTAGTAGTATCCCCATGTGCAGTTAAATCTGTAGGAAATGTATAGTAGTCAAAAGCTATTGTATATTGCTTATCTGGAAAAGGATATAAAAGATAATTGTTATCTGGGGTACGAACTATAAACTGAGGAACGCTGCCATTGTCGAATTGTGTAACAACAGTACCACTAGAATGCGTAGCGGCAGTAGTGCTATTAGCACCACGTGTACATCCTGTAATATCATTACCTGATATTGCAGTATATGTAATTTGTTCGCTACCAATGTATACAAGACCTGAAGCATCCAGATCTGTAGTAGAGGTAAGTGTTAATGTAGTTACAGAATTAGAGTGTGAACCATTTAATGTTGTAGATATAATCTCGTCTTCTTGCGTAGCGTATTCTTTTTGTATATATTCATTGTAGTTTAATGTTGTTAAGTTATTACCTGAAGCACTTAGTGTAGTATCTTTTTTTATTCTAGCTGTACTGTAATCTACAGATTTTGTGTTTGTAGGTAGTGCATACCTAGTTACACCTGCTGTAAGTGAAGAAGAATTTATGTCATGGTTAAAAGAATAACCAAACTCTCTTTGATTTATATATCGTATAGCTTCATTAACAGCGTTTTTACACTGAACTTGTACGCCTCTAGCGCTAGTAAAATCACTAGAAGTAAGTACTACCTCATTCATACGTGTAATAACATTATTAGAAAGTGTAAGAAAAGTAAGCGCCATTATGTTTCCCTTAGATAAGCTAAAGGGGCCAGTGTATACCAGCCCCTAAAGTTAGTTTAGATTAAGTCACGCTGTGCAGA